GTGATTCAAACAACTATCTATACTGATAAAACCCTCTGAACCTTTTAACATTTCATGTATTTGTGACCAATGAAGATCACATCTAATTGTACCTTGATAATGTGGTTCGTTAGGTAAAACACAGTTAATAATAGTTGTATCTTTATATTCTTCTAACAACATATTCACTAATTGTTGTGCTAAAAAAGGTTGATAGTTTCTGTTAGGATTTATGTTTTGATATTGAACATTGTCTGCATAATTCCATTTAGATTGACCACCAGATAATTGTATTAATATATATTTTTTTATTTCGTTTTTATCTAACCATTCTTTAACACTATCTTTATGTCTATCTGTATAAATTTTAGGTTTCATAGATTTATCAAACTCAACATTATGTAATTCACAATAGCTTTCTATTAAATGTTGTTTACCAAATTGCAAGTTAGATTTGTAAGGCTCACTATAAAAAATATTATCAGATGCCATGATTCTAGGGTCTTGTAAAGGTAGTGTTTCTTCTAAAGCTAATTTGACATCTGGGTTTCCAGCAAAACAATCTATGTAAGGTGTGTATATTTGAACTTCTGATTTTTTTCTAAGTTTTGGAATTAAAGATGTAAATGCAACACACTTACCAACTCCACCCTCTACAATGTATGTATTAAGCATTATTTATTTTTTAATTCGTCTATTTCTGCTTTTAATTCTTTAATTGCATTTACTAATACTGGTACTAAATGTTCGCCTTTGTATTTTAAAAATTCTGGTTCTTCTGTGTCGATAATAACAGGATTATCTCCTTCTAAAGCCATAATGTCTTGTGCTTTAAAACCATATCTTACATCTCCTGTTGGAGTATCATCTTCTCTTGATTTTTTAAATTGAAATGAAACAGGTTTTAATTGATTAACAAAATCTAAACCATGTGGAACTGTACCAAAGTTTGTTTTATCCCTTAAATCTGAAGTTACTGTCCAAGCAACTTTTACATAAGCATTGGTAATACTAGGATGACCTGCAAGAAATCTATTATCTTCAGTTGTTAAATTAAATAATCTTGAGCCTAAACTACCTATATCTCCTATTGTTACATTTCTATCACCTGTACTTAAATTAGGAGATGCATTAAACCCAATAAGAGTATTTTCATAACCTGTTGTAACATCATCTCCACCACAAAAACCAACTATTGTGTTAGAATGACCTGTAGTGTTAGCACTTAAAGCTGCACCACCAACTGCTGTATTACTATAACCTGTTGTGTTAGCTGCCATAGAACTTAAACCAACAGCTACATTTTGGGTACCTGTTGTGTTAGTTTCTAAAGCATTAACACCTAAAGCTGTGTTGCTTGCTCCAGTAGTATTATCTTCCATTGACCTTCTTCCAACAGATGTATTGTTAGAAGCTGTTGTGTTAGCTTTTAAAGAATTAAAACCTACTGCTGTGTTGTTATCAGCTGTTTGATTTGCACAAAGTGCATTTTGACCTATTGCTGTATTGTTATCTCCTGTCGTATTACAAGCTAAAGCATTTTGACCACCAATAGCTGTGTTACAATTTCCCTCTGTATTTTTTACCATAGCTGATCTTCCTAAAGCAATATTTTCTCCACCTGTTGTGTTTGCACATAATGAAGCTAACCCAACAGCTGTATTTGAAGATCCTGAAGTAGTATTACGAAGTGCCTCTGAACCTATTGCTATATTTGCAGAAGCTGTACTACTTGTTTCTAAAGCACATGAGCCTATGGCAATATTAAGATCTCCTGTTGTAATTGCTGTTCCAGCATGATCTCCAATAGCCACATTATAATTACCACCAGCTTGCACTGAATCTAAAGCAGTATCTCCTAATGCATTATTACCTGTTCCTGTGGGATAATTACCATCTAATTTTATTGTGCCATTTGCAGTAAAAGCACCTGTTGTTGAAACTGCACCTGATGTACTAATAACAACATCATCTGCTAAAGCTGAATCTAAAAAATTAACTGTGTTTGCTGATGTATCTATTTGTGCAAATAAAATATCATCTGAGCCATCATGTATATATAAACTCCATGTTGTTGATGAAGGAGTATTTGTATCTAGCCAGAATTGACCAGCATATTGAGTAGTAGGTGCTGATGTTCCTGAGTTATTACTTGAAATTGCTAATAGAGCATTGTTAATATCTGCTCTAGTATTTGGAAAAGTTTGGTTTGAAATTATATAATCGTGCTGTGCCATAAAATTAATCTTATATCATTTTTATTGTTTTTGTCCAATTCCGATTGCCTGATAATCGAAAGTTCTATCAACAGTACTACCAGAACTGTTAAAAAATTCAACTATGAAAGATGCAGTTCCTTTAGAGGTAATTGTAAAAAAATCTCCTGTTGCCATATTCTGACCAATTACAGTTAGTGATGGAGTTTGATAATACTCTGAACCAAAAGTTACAGTTTTTCCTGATGTGCTTGTTGTACTAGAAATATTACTACCTTTTTCAGTTCTTGTAGGTAAAGATAATGTAAGTGCTAATGCTGAAATCTGTGGAGTTTCTTGTGTATTACTAGATGTTAATTTAACTCTAAATTTAACTGCTCTTGCAACATAATCCCCAGCTTTAAAATCTTGAAATGAAGTATAGGTTGAGGCATCTTGAGAAGTTGAAACTTGTAATATTGCATTTGTATCTATAGAGGCATTAGAGCCACCATCAAACAATCCTTGTCTTGCATCAAAGTTTCCTGACGCAGAATCAAAGTTATTTACAAAGTTAATATTATTAACAATGAATGAACTTATAAGAACATTAAATTTTAAAACAGAATTAAAATCAAAAGCATTTGCAAAAGCATAAGTACCAGATGAGGTTATTGCACCAGAACCACCATCAAAGAAACCAAGACCATCATCAAAGTTACCTGTGTGGCTGTCAAAGTTGATAGATGTATCTAATTGTAATTTACTATCTACAGCTACAACATTAGTTTTAGTTCCTGTAAATGCAGAATGTTCTGTTAAGGTTTGTACTGTTTCTATTTTTTCTGCTAGAACTTGTGCTGATATAACTTGACTTGCAAAGTCTGTTGATCTGATTCCAAATTTATCTACAGCTTTTATAAAATATTTTCCTGTTCCTACAAATGGAGTTGTAACACTTGTTGCTGGTCTACCTATTCTTGGTACTAATACAGTTGTGTTTGCATAAGCTGTTTCACTTGTATTTGAAGTAAATCTAATTTCATAAAAATCAAGATCAAGGTTAGTTACAGCATCAAAAGAATGAAAAAGTTTTTCGCCTACTACATCTATTGAATAATTAGTTACATTATCTGGTGGAGTAAATGCACTATTAACTTCATGCTGTCCTGTTGTGTAAGTGGATTTAACACCTACAGCATTTATTGCTCTTACTCTTACATCATAGATAAGACCCTCTTTAACAGGATATTTTTCTACTATAGAGTTTGAACCTCTACGCATTAATCTATAACTTGATGAAGTTGATTCTTTGTATTCTACTTCAAACTGATCTGCAAAAGCATCTGTACTTGTAATATTAACTATTAATTTAGAAACAACTGAACCATCAAATAGTTCAAATAATTCATCTGATAATGATATTGCTGGTGCTTGAATTGAATTTGGATTAGGTAAAGTTGTATCAGGTATTGTTGGTATAGGATTTTTAGTATTAAAATCATAAAAATTATCTTGGTGTTCAAACAACTGAACATTAACAGTTAAATCTTCGTTAATCTCAATACCTAATACTCTAAAAGGTTTAGCATTAAATCCACCACTAGCATAAGTAATTGCAACTATATCTCCTATTTCTAACTCTAAAAATTCTGATGTTAAAGTTAATTGTATTTGTAATTGGTTTCTTGATCTTCTTAAAATTACCTCACATAGAGCCTCAGCATTATAAGTATTAGTTACATTAGGAAACTCAAAATTACCCTCTAGCAAAGTATCATTATCTGCTGAAAGCATAGTTGCGTGTTTAAATTCTGTTATAACATTACTGTCATCTGCTGGTGGAAATGAAACTGTATCGTTCTGCCAATTCTTATATGGGTTTACATAAGTTCCTATAACTCGATTAAATTTATTATTTTTTCTTTCTCCTAATACTTTTGCACCACCTACTACATGATCTGCTGTTATAGTTTTAACTGATGAACCTGTACCCTCAATTTTAAGTTTATAAACACCATTATTATAAGTAAATAATGATCTCATTGGATTTAAAAGTTTTTTTACATTTTCAATTACTTTTTGGCTTGTATCTACAACAGCATTAGATTCAAATTTAATAATAGCTGGAATAACATCTGTTACACCTTTGCCATTAGTAAAATTAGAAGATAAATCTGAACTAAAGCTACCACCACTTACTTTCCAAAGAAAATTTAAATTACCAACACCAGCATTATCTCCATAAACAATTATAAGAGGATAAGCTGAACCACTAACTAAAGTTTTACTTCCCTCTCTACCTGTATTTCCATGTAGACCAAAATTATTAACAACTAATTTAGTACCTCTGTTAGCCTCTATTTGTTTTGATAAATTATCTACAGTTTGATTTGCATCTCCAATATAAACAGCAGAACCATCATCAGATTCAGTTTTAAATGTAAAACTTGCTGAACTAGGTGCTGTAAAATATCCAGAATATTTATGTGATTTAAAATTTCCTGGATTTGAAACAGTAATGCTAGTTGTTGTGCCTGTAGAAATTATAGACCTATTTGTAAAATAACTTGGAGCATCTCCAAAATAACCATTATAATTTTCTCTATATAGTCCAGCAACCTCTGTAACAC